TATACAGTAAATCCTAATAAGATTATACATACTGCAAATATAATATAGATAACTATATCTATTCTATTACTTTGAGTTATATCTTCTAATAGAGTGATATAATTTTCTTCTAGTAATATAACTCTAGATTTAGCATCTGTTAATGATTTTCTTAAACGTTTATTTTCTTCCCGTAATTCTTTAATATCCTTACCGATTAATTCTACAGTACTACTTACTTCACTTCTAGTTAATGGGATAGCATTAATCTTCTCAGCTTTTCTTTCTTCATCCATATCTATTTCTCCTAATGAGTGATTGCATATCCAATAATTATACAAAGAATTACTATAACCAAGGCAATTAGTCCTAAACTGATATTGGTGAGTATCTTAATATCATAATTAATCTCATCAATTTTTCTTTCAATATACGATACTTCTCGATTAATTTTATCATTTGAAAGTTGTTCAACTGTATTAATACTTCTATAAAGCTCTTTAATATGATCATCAATCAATTCATTATCTTTCTTAAAATAAAGTATTACTCCTTCAATATCCTCTCTAATTTTATCAATTTCTGACTTCTTATTAAAAAACATAATATCCATTTCTCCTAGTGAATCTTTGTAATATAAATAATGACTGATACTATTAAAACTATAATTAGAGTAATAAGTAAATCAAATACAAATTGAATCCTGTCTTCAAGCTTCTTAATTTTAAGAGTCATTAATTCATTATCAGATCTAAGTTTATCTACATTTGAATTTGTTAAGAATGCAGCTCCTTCAAGAGTACTTAATCGTTTATTTTGCATCTCATTATATCTAGTCATACTGTCTATAATATTAGACTCCATATTTATTCCTCCTACTCTGATATATCATCGTACCTTATTAAATACTTCTTCGATTTCAGTATAGTCAATATCGAAGTAATCACAAATCATCTTAATATCATTCATATTAAATCTATAAATTTTAGGGTCGATCTCTTTGCCTAGTATATACTTTAATTCAAATCTGAGTTCAGATTTAGTCGCTGCACCAAGAATAGCTGCAATAGTATTTAATACAGCATCAGTATCTGGAACAGAATCAAGATAAGTATATTCATCTGAATTATAATTGATTCTACTTTCACATATAAGCTCTCTTATAGTTCTAGATAATTCAGTACGTAATTCTTTTTGCTTAGCTCTAATAAGAGTTAGTACATCAGTATATTTACCTAAATTATAATCATCATCACAGAATAGACGAGTTACTTTAGAAGCATTACTATAAGCTATAGTTCCTGGTAAAATTCGTCTAAAGAAGTCGCCATAGACTTCAAACTGACCAAACTTTTCTATACTATCAATAAATAGTTCAGTAGTAGAATCATTTAACTCAGTCTTAGTATAATCTTCAAATATCTTTATTGTAGTCTCATTAATTGGTGAGATTTCAATAATGTTTATTTTCTTTAGCATATTATCATATGCATTATCATTTATTGATTCTCTTTTCTTCATTAATGCTTCAACTATCTTTTTATAATTCGAAATTTTATCCATATCCATTACCTCCTATTATAAACTTGGATATATCATTACACGGTTATAATATATGATCTCTCTGATTATTACTTTGTATGAATGACACTACTTTTCTATACCCTTAAACAATAAATTAATTATAATCTTAATTAACCAAGAGGAGCATAGAAAATAATGTTTTTTGCTGAAAATGTAGAAATAAAGAAAAAAGAAATCCAAGTACCTGTACAAGAAAAGTACTTTGGTAAAGATAAAGATACTAAAGCTCTTGAAGATGAGTTTAAAAATCTTATTAATAAAAAAGGAAATTATAATTGCTCTAAGATCGAGAAGATCTTAGAAAAGAAATTTGGTTTCCATAAAGTAACTATTCTTATTGATAATACTGTAAATGAATTGAATGCTTATACTTTCTGTGATTATGATGAGTCTAGAAAGATTTCTATTAAGAATGGTGAATATAAACTACAACCAAATAATGAATATAAAGTATATATCTACTATACTCGAGGGATCTTAAGTGGTGTATTATCTCCAGCTGAGTTGGTTGCTATTACCCTACATGAAGTTGGTCATCACTTTAGCTTAAGAACTAATATTATTAATCTTAATACTAAGATGCTACAAATCTTAGTAGATGGTGTATTGGATATACAAAAAGCTTTTAAAGTTTCTAATAGTCCAGATACAACAGATGGAGATAGAATCTTAAATACTATTAAGATCTTTGCATATTTAACAGTGCCTGGATTATTATGGATTTTTGTATTCTTTAATGTATTAATCTTATTCGCATCCATGATGGATGGTGCGGTGACTGCAATCACATCTTTAGATATGCTTCTTACTCCAGAAGGACGTAATAAGTTATTTAGATTAGTTGAAGATAAATTTAAAGATGTATTTATTCGTGTTCAGTTACATGATCCAGAAGAAGAACGTTCTGATAGCTTCTCTACTATTTATGGTTATGCACCAGAATTAGCATCTGCTCTAGGTAAGATTGAAGGTAATATGCTTAACCAATCTCCTGCAATTAAGATGCTTCAAAGATGGTGGACAGTTCCATTATATATGGTAATTGGTCTATTCGATCCAAAAGCTCATGGTATTCAATCTGCTAGACGTATTGGCGGTATGGTAGCTACTTTATCTAAAGAACTTAAAGATAGTTCTAATAACAGTAAAGAGATCAATCAAGTTATTAAAGACTTGAATGCTGTTGAAGATAAATATGCTCAATACTTAGAAGATCGTATTGAAGAGAATGATTCTAAACGTGCATTACCTCCATTAGCTGATGTAGCTAATGCTAATGTATGGAGATACATTCTACGTAATAAACGTGACTTAGAGTTATTATCTTATGAATCTTTAAGAAAACTTATTTTACCACGATAAAAATTATCCCCTATGGAGCTTAGACTCCATAGGGGAATTTTGTATAGCTTCACATGAGAGGGTTTGTTTCGTAGAATAATATTTTTACAAAGGAGAATTTAGTAAAATATCCATAAGTTGCTACTGCTATACACTACCTATGTGTTAGATATGTAGTAATTTACAAAAAAAAATAAAAGAGGCAAGAGTTAAACTCTTGCCGCTCTCATTTTATTAGGATAACGATGTTTTAACATCGCAACCTTTCTATACTTACCAACCATACGGTAAGCACAAATCAATGTTTCCAAATTGCTTGGAATCATTGTAATTGGATTATCAGACCATTGGTTGGTTAATGTATCGAAATATTTAATATACCATGTATTAAATACTTCGTCTTTATAAATCTCTACATCTTTCAAAGTGCTATCTTTGAAGTATGCTTCTTTATAAAGCTCTTCCAAATACCAGTATGCAATATCGTCTGGTAATTTTTCAAATTGGATATCTAATCCGTCCATGATACCGTATTTTAAATTATTTAAAACACGATGTTCGAACTTTGTTGTTTGTTTCGCAATGCCGTTTTCAAATCTCATGATATACCTCTTTCTGCCCTGTGGGCTAACTAAATATAAACTATATATCATATCACGTTAATAATATACAGTTATATATATCCACTATTACAAAAAAAAGAAAGAGAGGCAGTTCAACTACCTCTCTTGATATTATTTAATTACTTCATATTCTCTAATAGCAAAGTCTAAGATATCTTCATATTTTCTAGCTTTAAAATTACCAAAGAATTTATTGTTATATTTATCAATTTTACATTCTATATAATTTTTACTATCTGGTGCAATAGAGAAAATCATATATCCATTCTTACTTTGTAATTTAATAATAGTACCAACTACAATCTCAGCAGGGAATATAGAGATAATATTATTAGTATCATTACCAAATTCTAAATATAAACTTATAAGCAATTCTACTAAAGGTAGTGTTGTAGTATTAAATGAGATATCTTTAACACCATTAATTCGAATGTAATAAATGAATTTGAATGCCTCAAATCCATTCTTAAATTTATATTTGGAAGATGTATATTCATCATTATAAAATAATAATTCAAATACATCATCTTTAACTTTTATTACCATTCTAAAGGAGTTACATTGAATGATGTATGTATCATCGATAAATGTACCTCCTATACCAGGACATATAAGATTTGCCACATCGGCTAATATTTTAACATCTAGCTTATCCAATCCATTAGCTTCAATAAATCTATCTGTTATGAATGATATTGGATCTCCTTCATAACAGTCAACGCTATCTTTTTTGAAGTTTGTTATTAGTATAGTAAATGTATCATTAGCAGATTTAACTATTTTGCACACATCAACATCTGTGTACTAATACATACTCATCGTTATATTGTCTAATTAACATAGGCTTTATAAATCCAAGCCTTAATAATTCTTCATATACATCGTATAGTGATTTACTCATTTTACTTCTCCTCTATTATAAGATTCTACTACAGATTTAGCCCATTCTAATGCAGCTTCTGGGGATTTAACTACACATCTTCATCTAAGTATATACTACGTAAGTTAGCTATAAAATTATATACTTCATAACCAGACTCAAATTTATATTCTTTTGATTTGTAGGTACTCTTCTCACCATGTATTATTACACTAAACATACCATCTATAATTTTGATACTAGCACCAAAATGCTCTGTTGGTAAGAATGCTATCATTGTATCATCTATCATGTCTACATATAATTTGGTGTCTTTTAATATATTATATAGTATTTTTAAGTCTACTGTATCTAGATTAGTATATTTAGCAACTATATCTTCTACACATGCTTTAGCATTATCTGTAGTCATAGTCTGTACTATACCAAATCCAAATTCAGATACCATTATATCATACAAATCGGTTACCTCATTAATGGTAACCTGTATAGTATATCTTTTATCTAAGAATGTAAATGTAACGTACAATCTATCAGGGATGTCATTTTTACGTTTTAACTCTATATTGTTTATTAAATATATACATTTACCTCTAAGATCCCATTGTAATTTCAATAGTCTATCTAGTTCCATAATATTACACCTCTCCAAATAAAAGTTATCCCATAGGAGTTAATCTCCTATGGGACTTCTTTCTATTTTACAATCTTTACAATCATTGCTTTAAGTACAGTATCTTTACCACTAACACATTTTGTACCAGCAGAGATAGAGCTTCCTGTAGGAAGTTCAGATACTTTAATGTCAGTCATTCCATTTTCAGTAGTCAAACGAATACTATCGTTTTGATTTACTATATGGATACTGTTAATTCTATCAGTCTTAGATAACTTAACAACTGAACTGCCAGCTTTAGCACGTTGACTTTGAGGTAATGCATTAATATTAAATCGGTTAAGATATCCATTCTTAGTTACTACAACTACATCAGTGATATCTTTACCAGCTACTAATGTCATACCATCTACATACTCAACTGTCTTACCACCAATAGAACGTACACCTCTAGCGGATCTACGTACTAATGGAATCTCTTTAGCAGAGAATCGTAAAGCTTTCTTATCAGAGAATGTAATTACATCTAATGCATCTCCACCAATGATGATCGTCTTAACGAAATCACCTTGGTCTAGTTTAGTATAGAAGATACCACTAGCTGTTAATGATACGAAATCATCTAATTCCATTTTCTTAATGAATCCTAGATGGCTTAATACCATTACATACATCTTTTGTTTAGACTCAGCTAATTGTTTAATTACACTTTCTGGATAGATTCCAATAATATTAGAAGTAAACTTAGCACTTAAGTTTCTAATATCAATACCAGCATTAGACTTATCACATAAAGGAATCTTATGTACTGGATAAGAATAGCATTTACCACCAGCATCAAATAATACGATATTATCAGTATTACTGATATTGATTGCCAATTTTGGATTATCACCTTTAATGGATTTAATATTATCAGTCAAACCTAGCTTACGTACATAGTTTGATTCAGTGATAACAATTTTGAATTCACCTTCAGGGATATTAGATGCTTCAGCTTGAGAGATAATTCTAGCATTACGTTTCTTACCATATTTATGCTTTAAGTCTCTCAATTCAGCTTTAAGTTCTTCATTTAACTCATTCTCATTACGAATCTTATTATGATAGATTGTTTTAAGTTTGAGTAATTCATCCACTTTAGCTTTATATCTAGCTAGGTTATGTTTAGATAGATTCTTCAATGGCATATTAATGATAGTCTTAGCTTGAAGATCAGTAATCTTGAACTTCTTAACCATATCCATGATTAGTTCTTCATCATTACCTTTAGACTTCTTAATACGTTCAATGATAGAATCAATATCACCACTAGATACTACTTTAACTAATGCATCATACTTATGGAAATCAGTCATAGTATTTTGCAATAAGTTATAGTAAAGTCTCCACGTTCAATTTGTGTATTCTTAAAGATAGTATCTCTAACAAAGTTAGGATCACTACCAGCTTTAAGAACGATAACACATTCCATATTATCATCGCCATCAGAGTTATGCTCGATGGATTGAACTTGAGTTAATACATTCTTAGACATCATTTCTTCAATCTTATCAGTTACTGTATTCAAGAATACATAATCTGGTAAGCTACGGATAAACAATGCTAGTTTATTATGGAACTCTCCTATATCAATACGACCACGGACTTTATAGTTACCATAACCAGTATCACAAATTGATTGGAAATCTGTATTAATAATATCACACTCCATTGGTGTGTCAGGTACTAATACAAATTTAGCATTTGGACTATCAATCAACTTAATGGTTACATCAATTACTTCAGAGATATTGTGTTTAGGAATATCTACTTTGAATCCTGGTGTAATACCAAATGAGCCATTGATTAATAATATAGGTAGATTAGGAGCTAAATACTCTGGAGCCATACAAGTCTCACTGTAATTCTTCTCCCAATCTACTACTTGTTTAGTTTGTTTTAAATCACCGATAACTACATCGGTTGTAAAGTTAGCAAGTTTAGCTTCAGTATAACGCATAGCTGATGGATCATCACCTTGGAAGTTACCAAAGTTACCTTGCTTTTCTATTAATGGAATATTGTTTTCAAACCAGTTAGTCATAGGTTTCATTGTCATATAGATAGATGAATCACCATGCGGATGATACTTATCCATAACTACACCGACAATAGAAGAAGACTTAACTGTCTTGACACTTTTAATATCATTATACATTGCATAAATGATCTTACGCTGTACCGCTTTGAATCCATCACGGAAGTCTGGTACAACCCGATATAGTGCTGAATATACAGCATACGTTCTCATATCTTCCGTATACTGCTCCAGCATATTTACTTCTTTTTCCTTAGCCAAGTATATCCCTCCTTAGTTACTAAAATGTTAAGCGTTTTATGAAAATGTACATTCCCATTTATAGCCTAACTAAGGAAAGTAGAAGGGTATATAGATGAACTATATACCCTTTTTAATAAACTAATTTCTAGCTTCTTCGATAATAACACGGTTAATTTTATTAATTTTACTATCGGAATCAAAAGAAGTGAATACAAACGCTACACGGTCTTTGATTGTATCAATAACTTCCACAAAGCGTTCATAAATTTCTACAACGAGAACTTCCTTTTCAGTATCATATTTAATGATATTGCCAACGATGACATTACCTTTAACAGTTGGATCATTGTTGATTACACTGCGAAATGCAAATACATTCAACGTAAGTTGTTCGATAATAGGATTTGATAATACACCAGTAAGTTCTTCTTTAACTGCTTCTGGTAAACGAGCATTGAACTTTAATGGTAATTCAATACGAACGTTGTTGAATTGTGGTTTTTTGTTTTGTTTTTGGTTTCTCATTGTCTTTCACCTTTTAAAATTAAATACTTGTTGAGCCGATTCCACCACGACGCTCTTCTTTTTCATCTTCATGATCATCATCTGTAATTAGATACTTCATAAAGATACCTTGAGCGAAGTGTTTACCAGCTTCTATAGTTAATATATCATTAGAGTTATTCTTAACTCCGATGATAATATTACCATCATTCTTTTCGTTATCTACATAGTCTGCATCGATAACTCCAATAGTGGATTTGATTACCATATCATAATTATATCCAAAAGAACTTCTTGGAGCAATTATCAATACTTCATCAGGCTCCATATAAGCCTTGATATATGTTGGAATAATAGCAGACTCACCTGGATTGATTACATACGTCTTTGGAGCATAGAAATCATATCCAGCTGAGTATTCTGTACTACGTTTAGGTTTTTTAATATTGAGATTTTCTAAGTCATCTATAAATTTAGAATCAACTTGTTTGAATAGTCTCATTATCTAGTTCTCCTCTCTATAAGATATGATTCTTTGATACAAATACAGTCTTATACATTTTACCATATCCGAAGTATTGTTTGGAGAACTCTAAACAGTCTATTTCAGATTTAGCTGCGTATAATGTATATCTATATACTCTACCATCAAAGAACCAAATTAAAATCGGACCAGGGTATCTTTCAATAACATCTGGTAAGAATAGTTTTGGATTTGAATTTAGAACAGTTAATCTTACACCATCTAAAGTACGTTTATAAGTACGTCGTTCAATACAACTCATATTTTGCTGTACTATGAAATGGTATATATTAGAACCTATGTCTAATAGATTATCAATCATATCTGGTTTCTTATATATAGTAGTCCATACTTCATCGATTGGAGATGAGAATACTGAGCTGATATATAAAGATAGATTGACCGCTGCACGAGATGGCTTTCTTCTAGTTTGGAATTCAGATACCAAATCTACTACAGTATTAGAATGACCTCCAAGTAAACAATAATGAGTTATCCAAGAGGTTCCCATATTTTCATGATAGTAGATCTTAATCTTATCTGCATATTCACTTTCTTTAAGATCTTTAGTATTAGAATGACCATCTATCCAAATTATCTTTTTACTATTTTCAATCAAAGTTTCAAGTCTAGATATAGACTTCTTACTATTCTTGAAGAAGCCTACACCTAGAATGATAACTGTATGATCTTTACTAGTTAGTTTAGTAATATCGGATTGGGAGTATTTATAATTTACGAGAATATCATCGCTTGTATCATCACAAAATTCCTCTTTATGATTGAACACCATATTTGCTGCAAGCATACAATCTTGATTATCTTGATAGTAAATTATCATAATTCTACCCTCTATTAGAATACGTATTGTGAGATATCAACGTCTTTCAATAATTGAATTTTATCGTTATCAATCTCTTTAATCTTTTCGATTTCGTTCTTAACGTCATCGATTGTGTATTTAATCAATACACGGTTACCTTTTTCAGATGGATCTAGAGTTGAATTGAATAACTGATCACCATTCATTTCACCTAACCCTTTATAGCGGGTTACATAAGTTGGATTCAAGCTTTCAAATTCTTTCATCAATCCATATAGAGATAATCTATTACCATCTACAATGAACTCAGTTGGAGATTTCATGATGCATTGTGTTACAAATTGACATGCATTCCATAGAGTATCACTAAAGTAGATAGTTTGATATTTAGAATCTACTAAACCTTCGATACCATCTTTAGTTACTTTTAAGAATGGGTATCTAGATTCAATAGCTTTCTTAAACTTAGCAGAACCCGGTGCAATACCTTGAGAGATTAATACTAAGATATACTCTAAGAGATATACATCAATAGCAAATGAGTTAGCTACTGTATCAATATCTCTAATATAGTTTGTATTCTTATTAAGCATCTCAACTACATCAGATTCAGTTAATTTAACCTTATTAGGTAAAGCTAGTTTATGAATCTTAAAGAATTCTTTTTGTAGATACTTATTATATGCTGTACGGTCAGTGAAGTATTTCATCTTACCATTAATCTTAGCACCATATAAAGGTGGTACTGTAGCATACAATCTACCAGATGTAATCAATGGTTGCATATACATCAAGAAGAACTGCAATAGCAGACATCTAATATGTGCACCATCTGGATCGGCATCTGTTGCTATAATAATCTTTTCCCATTTACATTTCTCAATGTCAAATGAACGCCCAAAGCCAGCACCAATAATAGCTGTAATAGCTGCTACTTCTTGATTGGCTACAACTTTTTCACGAGTGGCTCTCATTGCATTAATGATTTTACCACGAATTGGGAATAAACCTTGGCGAGTATTATCACGGTTATTCTTAGCTGGTCCTGTAGCGGAGTCGCCTTCCATGATAAATAACTCTAAATTTTTCTTACCAGTCGGTTTAACAAACTTCTTAGGTAACCCGCTAATGGAAGATACTTCCTTAACTTTTACTTTAGCACGTTCACCTTCCGACTTGGCTCTGATTTCTGCAATATCTTTGAAATACTTACAAATCTTTTGTAGGTCATTATTGTTACGCTTAGCCCATTCTTCTAGACTAGCTTCAGTAAGATCTCTAACAAAAGGTACTAAGTCAGCATTAGAGATAATCTCTTTAGACTGACCAGTAAACTCTGGTTCCATGTGGGAGCAAGTTACAATTGCTCTAAGACCAACACGGACATCGTTGTTTGTAATAGTTAACTTACTCTTTGCAGGTAAGTAGAACTTATTCATATAATTTCTAAAGTATTTACTCATACCGGCAATAAATCCTTCTACATGAGTGCCATCTCTTGTAGGGCAAAAGTTACCGTATGAATGGATGATCTCATTGTCATCCGCAGAATCAAATGTGAAAGCAATCTCAGCCTTCATCCACTTATCATCACGTAATGCACCAAATCTAATTGGAGTGATGATAGGTTTACTTACAATGGTATTTAAACCATCCATCAAACCATCAACGTTTACTATAGTTTCTTTAACTTTAGCACCATCAATAGCTTGACCATTAAATACAACTTTAGCACCTTGCTTTAAAAGTGGTACTAAAGATTTGATAAGTTTCAATACATCTTGACAAGTTACAGTTGTCTTACCCATAGTTTCTTCATATGGTTTAAATGTAACTGTAGTACCTTGCTTATTTTCAACATATTTCAAATCTGTGATCTTAGCTGTCTTAGCATCACCGAGTTTAAACTCAACTCGTTTACCTTTACCTAAGATATAAGATTCAACTATAAAATATTCTGAGCATGCATTTGTTACTTTAGCACCTACACCATGACGACCAGAGGAGAATTCCCCAGGTTTCTTATCATAGTTAGAAGATGTATGTTGAGATGCAAATACACGCACTAAACTATCATGTGGAATACCACGACCATTATCTCGAACTGCAAGTTCTTGTAATGGTTCACTAAAAGCCACGTGTATTTCTGTACATGGGCTATCATCTTTCATAAGTTCATCCGCAGAGTTTTGAAATATCTCCCGGATCATATTAATAAAGCCTTTATTTCCTGTATAACCTAAATACTGGGTAACAGTTTTTCTAACAGCTTCAGCGAAGTTCTCAATTGTCCTAATTTGCTTATTGTAGGACTTGATGTTTTCAATTTGTTCTTTTGTGTATACCATATCAGGGTCCTCCTACTTAGCTGTTACATAAATTATCAAAAAATACCGGATGATATGAGCCCATAGGCAAAACGCCTATGGGCAATATCATTCAGATTTTTATCTCTTATTAAATTGTAACTTTAGTTTCTGTAGTTGTTGTACCAGCGGCAGGTTGTTGTTGAGGAGCTGCTGGTTGTGGTGCTACATTAACAGGACCTTGCATAGTTGTAATTGTAGCTTGTTGAGGTGCTTGTTGCATAGCCATTGGTGCAGTCATTACAGGAGCTGCATATCCATTAGCAAATGGGTTACCCATTTGTGGAGCTGGAGTCATCACTGGAGCTTGTTGAGGAGCTTGTGTGAATGCACCAAATACTTGACCTTGTTGTGGAGCTGGTTGCATTTGAGCTTGTTGTTGAGCTACCATATTTGGATCATAGTAACCTGGTTGAGCCATTGGTTGTGCTTGCATTGGCATTACAGGTTGTTGTTGGTTATACACATTATAACGTGCACCATAGTTACCGTTGAAGATGTCTTGATATGCATCAAAACCATAACGGTTAAATGCTGGGTTAGCATTAGGAGCTACAGTTTGACTATTTGTAGTTTGACGTACAACTTCTGTAAAGTTTTGTACAGCCATTTCATACAAATTTGGAGCCTTGCGAAGAAGTGGGATCATCATCATGTAATCCTTATAGAATTCTTCGTCGAAGTTGACTGCATATAACTTCATTTGTTCCAAGAAGTTAACCAAGTTGTTTACACTTGCTTCGATATCTTCCTTGGATCTAATAGTCATATCAAATTCTGCACCACATTGGGAGCATTTTACCATATTACCACCACCGATTGGGTTGATAAGCAATTTGGTTGCATTTTTATGTGGGCATTTTGCACGAGCTACATCGACTGGATCGATGTTCATGTTAAACTCGTTCTTAACTGGTTTCAACAACTCCAAGTCTTCCTTAGTCATTGGATTTGTAACTGCCACTTCTTTGAACATGGATTGTGCAGGCATTACACCAGCACCGTACATAGGTTGTCCAAATTGTGGTGCGGCAAAGCCATAAGGTTGTTGTTGGAATGGTTGTTGAACGAATTGTTGTTGATACATAACTAGTATCCTCCTTTGTCAATAATAAAATAAGAGTAGGTCTTGTATATAATAAAACATATGTGTTATTATATCACGTTAATAATATACAATTATCGAGATGTTTAGGGTATGATATTTTAAAATATCATACCCAAGTCTCTAATTATATAACTATTGTTGACGTTCACGGATTTGTTGTGCCGTGACACGATGTTCAGCTTTAGCACGATCTTCTTGTTGTTGAAGAACGACTTTAGCTTGTGCATCGACAGCCGCTTGTTGAGCCACAATTTCTTGAAGTACATCTTCAGGAACTGTGTTAAGATAAGATCGTAGATCTTGGCTATCGAATTTATTAAGAAAGTTCTTAATTTGATCATCAGTAAATCCAAAATCTTTAGCAATTGGTTGTACTGACTTACGAGTAGAATAAGCAATCATATATTGTACCATTTCAAATGTAGTAATGATTACTTTTGTTTTAACACCAGGATGATTTTGTTGGTCATCATTAGCTTTAATAGCTACAATAACTTCGTTAGCATCATCCCATTTAACAAACATATTTCCTTCGTCAATGATAATACCATTATCACAATAAAGACGAATTGCTATGTTTTGCTCTGTTGCTCTGAGCTTATCACGATATGCTTTTAATTGTGTTGCATCCATCGATATCTAATCTCCTTTTATATTCTTTTGCACACTTTACAATACTATCTGGTGCATACAGTATAGTTACTGCAATGTTTGGCTTTTCGAATAAAATTATATATCGACGGTAATAAATAGCATATCGTTCTTTATGTCTCTGAGTGTTACACCGTTTAGTGTAAGCATTCATTAACTTATAAAGTTTGGAATAGGGATCTAAGTAATCCACATAGATCCCTTCATATAAAGCTTTTTTGATTAGTCGCTCCACTCCCTTTTTAGGAAGACCAACTCTACTTTTTGCCCTATCGTAGAAATGATCTGAAATACTATAATCGACGCTGAGCATATGGATCTCGTGCAGCCATAGTCAACTTCTTATTCCAGATAGTTGATTCTGCTACATGGATTGTCTCCGGATTAAAGATTCCAGACAATAGATATTGTTTGAATTCTACAAGGGCATTCATAAGAATAGTATAGATTTGGGCATTGGAGTGGTGGTACAAATAGAAACGTTGTTCTATAGGACCATAGTTTTCTGGAAGCAAACCTTGCATAGATTGCTCTGCATTAGCACCATAGAAATGGATAGCACCTGCAGTAAACATATGATAGTTTGCATTCGCTTTTGCGACACTGATTAAGCTATCTAATAAACGATCAGACTTGAAATATTCTTCATAATCTGGTACGTTGATATTAGCATTAGCTAAATCATTTAGAATACGATTAGATAGATTCTTAATTTCGATGAAGAATCTATCACCATATTTACCTAGGAAATCTGGACCAAGTTTCTTGATTTCTCTATCAAGTGCATTTGGTCTAGGTTTACCATTCTTGTGAATACTAAGAGTATGATTCTTCTTAGAGAGTTTCTTCTCTTGTTCGATATCAATCTTAGTAATCTCTTTGAATCGATCCATAAATCCTTTACGATAGTAATACTCTAGCTGACTTGCAGGTTGAGTACCCCATACAGGGATTTGAATCTGTTGATTGTTTTGAGTAAACTGTGCAACCCATTTTTCGGCTTCAGCTTTACCTTGGTTAAATGCAACAGTTACTTCATTTAGATTTTCATTAGACATCGTATTCGTCTCCTTCCTCTTCAAGACGACTAATATCTTGAAGTACCGAGCCATTCATAATCATATGTATGGCGTTATCGTAATTCTCACGCTCTGTCTCAGAGATTTCATCGATTTCAACTTGAGATTCTAGATAACGTTGGATATCAAAGTCATCTTGGAACCACTTGTTTCCATCTTCATCTTCGATTGTATCGAGATAGTGCATGAATTGAACTAATGAGATAAATCCATCATAATCATATGGGCGAGTTTGCCATGACGAAATCTTGGATTTCTCAAAGTCAATAATATCGACATTTTCGATAATGTATTCTCGAACTGCCGTTTGACCCATTGCGAATTTGAATGTCTTTTCTTGGTCATATCCATCAATGAAGAATATGAATAGAGTATACATTCTCTCTTCTGGGTCTACATTAAATTTGCCATTTTCATCTGGCGTTATAGGAAACGCCAGTTGTAGTGGGCTTTCAAAAATATTTCCGTTATCCATGATTAGTTCCTCCTTTTGCATAATATACTAAAACAATAATCAAGGATCACGTTTATAATATATGCTCTTAGAAGAATTTAGGCTT